AGGGCAGGATTTTTCACGTTGGCTATCATAATAAATTAGAGGCTCAAATGTGTATATTTACCAGCGATCTCAAGAATTCACCGGACAGAGTGGATAGTTTAGTATGGGGAGTTACGGAATTAATGTTGCAGGGAACACCAGAAGTATTCCTTTTTTAATAAAAAAATTACTACATTTACAACAAATGATTCTAATTTAAATGAGGTTATTCGGTAGAGAATGGGGTGGTAAAATCCTAGGTAGTGATATATTGAAAGATATAACCAACGCTTTTAATAAATCTTTTTACGAGTTTTTAGGTGGTCAATCTGCTGAATATGACCATAAGAGAACGACCTATTTAGAAAAGGGATATGGACTTAATCCCGATGTATATGCGGTAATTAGTCAGCAGGCTGATAAAATAAATTCAATTCCATACTATATAAATAAAGTTAAGGATGAAAAATCCAAATATAAATTAAAGCAACTTCAAAATGCCACTAAAGGCAATCTTTCACTTCCACAGATAAAAAGAAAAATAGAATTAAAGGCAAAGGCATTTGATGAAAATGATCTGCCTATGCCATTAGAAACGCCAAACCCCAACCAAACCTGGGGAGAGATCTTTGCATTGTATCAAGTTTTTATGCAAAGTACTGGGAACTTTTATCTTTACATAGTTAAGCCAGATGATGGAAGAAACAAGGGAGTTCCTTCACAAGTTTACGTATTACCCTCACATTTAATTAAGATAGTCATTAAAGAAAAGGCTGATTTAATTGAGAATGAAAATGTTATCGACCATTATATGCTTACCGAAGGGAATCAGTATCTTACATTTGATACCGATGATGTCATTCATATAAAATTACCAAACCCTTTCTTTGACTTCAAAGGTTCACACCTATACGGTATGTCTCCAATCCGGGTGCTTCTTAAAAATCTTGAAAGTTCAAACGATGCTTTGAGCCAGAATGTTAAGACCATGAAAAATGGTGGAGTATTCGGATTTATACACTCCAAGGAAGGCAACACAATGACAGCGGAGCAAGCCACGCAATTGAAGGAGAAAATGAAAAAAATGGATAAGAACCCTTCTAGGCTATCACATATTGCGGGGGCATCAGTTCCATTGGCATTCACTAAGATATCACTTTCTACAGACGAGTTAAAGCCGTTTGATTTCTTAAAATTCGATCAAAAGACAATTTGCAATGTACTTGGATGGTCGGATAAGCTGTTAAATAATGATGATGGAGCCAAGTATGACAACTTAAACATCATTCAAAAGAGCGTGATTCTTAACCATATTATCCCACGTTTAAATTTATTAGCAGAAGGATTAAATAAATCCTTTATCCCACTTTTTAAAGGCTATGAGAACGCTGAAATAGATTGGGATTATAAGGAACTTCCAGAAATGCAGGAAGATGTTTTGGCATTGGTAACGGCATATTCAAAAGCACCAGTAACACCTAACGAATTAAGATTAATATTAGAATTTGAGCGTTTGGATGTTGACGGAATGGATAGTGTTTTTATTGATGGCAATCAAAAGCGAGTTGATGAAACCGGATTGAGTTATACGGAAATTGATAGAGCATTTCAGGAATGAAAAGAACCAATACCATAAAGGATTTTGAAAGGCTCCATCGCTATTATGAAAAAAAAGCCTATACAAGCCTGATCAAAGACTTTAGAAGAATATTGGGATCAATTCCTTATAATAATTTAACCTATGAATTTTCAGATAAGATAATAGCATTAAATATAAATGAAAAGGTATTACAAAAGACAATGTTAAACCTTTATTTAGAGGTTGGTTTAAAATATGGAAAACAGGTGGTTAGGGATTTGGAGAGCGAAAAGAAGGCAAAGAAACCTTATCCATTATTTTCTGAGCGGTTTATTAAGTTTATTACTGATTATTTTAAAAAGTCGGGAGGTAAAAAAATTGTAAACATTACAGAAACATTGTCAAAAAGTGTTTTAAAGGTTATTTCAGATGCGCAGGAAGCGGGATTAAGTCAATCTAAAATGATTGATTTAGTAAAAAAAACAGTTAACAAACCAAACTTTTATCGATGGCAGGCTATGAGAATAGCAAGAACGGAAAGCTTATTTGCAATGAACAGTGCTAAAGTAGAATCATTTGAAAGTAATTCCTTCAAGGTTAATAAAATATGGCTGCAAGGTGGATCAAGGCATCCCAGGGCGGATCATTCTATAATGGACGGAAAAGAAATTCCGAGCGAGGATGCATTTACTCTACCTAATGGAGAAAGAGGAATGTACCCTGGGGATGATAGTTTGAGCGCATCACAAGTAATTAATTGTAGTTGCACAATAGCTTATGAACCAGTTAGAGATAGCGGAGGTAATTTAGTGTTAAAATAGTTTGTATATTTACGATATTATGAAAGGATTAATTGAACAAAAGAACGGAGGTTCGGTAAAGGATATAGACTTAAAGACCCGCAGGGTATCTGGATATTTGTCAGGTTTTGGCAATTTGGATCACGATAATGACATATTCGTTAAGGGGGCTTATTCAAAAACAATAGTAGAGCGTAAAGGAAATATATTTTTCCTACAGCAACACGATTGGAGCAAGCCTTTAGGAAAGTTTGATGTATTAACCGAAGATGAGAAGGGACTTTATTTTGAGGCTGAGGTTGTGAACACCTCTTTTGGATTGGATCAATTGAAACTTTACGAGGCGGGAATAGTAGAACAGCATTCTGTAGGGTTCCAGACAATGCAGTCTGAAATGGATAAAAAAAGCGGCATTAGAAAAATTAAGGAAGTAAAACTTTATGAAGGTTCTGCGGTCACATTAGGCGCAAATTCAGACACTCCCTTTACTGGTTTTAAATCAGGAATCAAAGAAGCAAACAATCAAATAACAAAAATAATGAGCGTTTTAAAGTCGGGGAATTTGACTGATGAAACGTTTATGCAATTAGAACTGGCTTTAAAGCAATTACAAACTAAGGCCTTTGAAATAGGAAAACACTCAATCAAAGAAGATGAGCCGATTATAATCACTCAGACGAAAGATTACGAGCCGTTAATAAAAACATTAAATAATTTTAAACTTTAAAAATGGAAGTAAAAGAAATTCAAAGTCTTATCGAAACTAAATTCGAGGACTTAAAAAAACAAGTCGAAGAAAAAACGTCTGGTGTAACATCGGAAGAGTTTGAAGCCTTGGAGAAAAAGCACAATGATTTTATTGCGCAAGTAGAGGCCGACAAAAAAGATGGCGTTCAAGGCGATACAATAGAGAAGATGCAAGAGCATTTGGATAAGCTGGATATCAAAATGAAAAAGAAAAATGTGGAGACTAAGGTGTCTAATGCCACTATTGACAGCGAGGTTAAGTCTTATTTTGAGAAAGACGAGATAAAAGCTGACATTGATACTTTAAAAACCAACCGTGCTTCTTCCGTTAATATGGAAGTGAAAGCCGTTGGAACAATGACCTTGGGATCTTACGATGGGACTTCCCTAACTACCGAGATTGATAGAACAATCTCAAAGGCACCGAATAGACAACCGTATTTGAGAAATCTTGTAAATGTTTCCACTATCACCGGAAACAAAGTTACATGGGTTAACAAAGAAGCCGTTGAAGGAGCAGCGGGAATGACTGCGGAAGGGGCTGCGAAATCACAAATTTCCTGGACATACACCGAAGAAAGTGCTGATGTTAAGAAAATCACTGCATTTGTAAAAGTATCTAAAGAATCGCTAGATGATTTAGACTTCTTAAGATCTGAAATAAATACAGACCTTAAAGAGGAAATTGAGTTGAAACTTGATGACCAATTAGCAAGCGGAACTGGTTTAACAGTAAATCTGAAAGGTATCTTGACTTATGCTCCGGCATTCGATGTTACCGGAACTCCGTTTATAGATTCGGTTGATACTCCAAACAGAGTTGATGCTTTAAGGGTTGCAGTTGCCCTTGTTAAGAGCAACAGATTTACACCAACTTATGCGGTTATTAATCCTATGGATGCTGCATTAATGGATTTAGCGAAAGGCGATGATGGTCATTACATATTACCTCCATTCGTTACTTCTGACGGTCTTAGAATTGCTGGCATTCCAATTATAGAGAATGAGGCGATTACTGAAGGTAGTTTCCTTGTTGGTGATTTCAATAAGTCTAATCTAAGGATTAG